AATCTATTTTAGATTTATTTGTCAAGAAACTAATACAGAAGGAGTATAATAAAATGGCAAGACGTGGACTATATGCAAATATAAATGCAAGGAAAAAAGCAGGTACTTCAAGACCAAAATCTAGAAGTACAATTAGTAAAAAAGCATATGCTAATATGAAAGCAGGTTTTCCTAAAAAGAAGAAATATGCGTAGTAGAAACTACAAAGCAGAATATCGAAAATATCAAAGTTCTACAAAGTCAAAGTTAGATAGAGCATCTAGAAACAGAGCAAGAAGAAGATTAGCTCGTTTAGGTGCTGTATCGAAAGGTGATGGTAAAGACATAGATCATAGAAATAAAAATCCTAGAGATAACTCTATGTCAAATTTAAGAGTAACATCAAAAAAATTAAACAGAGGAAGATACAGAGTATCATAATATGTGGTTAAATTTATTATCAATGGGCATCAAGACTGGTGCAAAATTATATTCTGATAAACAAAAAACAAAAGAAGCTTTATCAGAAGCTAGACTACTTCACGCCGAGAAGATGAAACGAGGGGACATCGAGTACCAAGGAAAAGTATTTGAGAACCAGAAGGGAGACTGGAAGGACGAGTTCGTACTTTTGACGGTCAGCTCCCCTCTGTTTCTCTTGGCATATTCTGTGTTTGCAGAAGATGAAGAAATACAAAATAAAATAGATTTATATTTTGAGAAACTCCAACAGATGCCGTGGTGGTTAGTTTCATTGTGGATTAGTATTGTTGCGGCAATCTATGGAATAAAAGCTACAGATTTAGTTAAAAAGAAATAGGGGGATATATGGAACAAATGAAACGTAATTTAGAACACTTTTGGTTATTTCATAAAAAAGCCGTAGTTGTTTTAGGAGTGCTATTCGTTATTGCAATAGTATTATAATAATGAAGACAATTATTAATTGGATTAAAAAATTTTGGGAAAAACAGGAAAAAGCAATAGAAGATTGTATGCCTATAGCTTTTCCTGAACCCGAAGAAATAAACAGAGATAACCTTTGTCCTACTTGTCATAAAGACTTTGGTTGTCAATGTGAGTAGTTATGAAAGTATCTGAAAACACTTCAGTAAGTATGCCAATCAAGAATATGATTGGGATAATCGTAGCCGTCAGTTTAGGTATATTCGCATTTACCGAGATTACGGCTAGGTTAACAAGTCTAGAAACTTCAAGAGAATTAATGAATGCTGACTTGTTAAAAGCAAGTGAACAGACTACCGTAGATAAAGAACAATTTATCCTTATCGAAGATTTATATAAGACTACTGATGAACATACAGAATTATTAAACAAAAACATTCACAATCAAGTAATGCTACAGCATTTAGAAAAACAATTAGAAAAAGCATTAGCTGATTTAGAAAAATTAAAAGATAAAGTTAGGGAGAACGGAAATGGAAATAGTCATTAGTTTATTATTATTTCTGGGAGAACCTGCGGTATTGAAAGAACATTTATACATACAAGATCAAAAAATGGCAACCTGCCTTAAAATGAAAAGAGTTGCCGAGAGAAGCAGTAATGCTAAATACCAATGTGCTAAAGTAAAAGCTACAGTTATTGTAGATGAATATTCAGGTCAAAAGAAAATTACTAGCATTACAAGTATGGACTAATGAGAAAAGAACACAAAAGCCCTACTGGTGGATTAACTGCAAAAGGTAGAGCATACTTTAAAGCTAAAGGTCATAATCTAAAAGCTCCCGTCACAGGAAAAGTAAAACGAGGATCAAAAGCGGCAAAAAGAAGAAAAAGTTTTTGTGCTCGTATGTCTGCTCTACGAAAATGGAAATGTTAAATTATGAGTAAAAAATTAAAAGCATTAACTAAACAACAAATGAGCACACTTAAAAAACATTCTGTTCATCATTCAACAAAACATATGAATTTTATGAAAGATCAGATGCGAAAAGGAAAATCATTCAAAGTCGCACACAGAATGGCTCAATCAAAAGTTGGAACATAATATGAGTAAAGAAACAGAAAAGAAATTATCAGAACTACACAGCAAACTAACTGATAAACTATTAGAAAAAATCAGAGACCCAGAAGTAAAAGCTTCTGATCTTAACGTTGCTAGGCAGTTTTTAAAGGATAATAACATAGATTGTGTACCTACAGAAAACAACTCTATGGCGAAACTTGCAGAGGAGCTCCCATTTAAGCTCTCTGATGTAATACAAGGTAAAGGAGACATAAAGCAATAAACGCTTATATACACGCCTCTAGTGGCGTTTAAAGGGTATATTATGAAAGAGATAACCCAAGATTTCAGGAACTTCCTGTATGTCGCTTGGAAACATTTAAATCTTCCAAGTCCGACAAAAGTGCAATTTGATATTGCCGACTATTTACAGAATGCACCAAGACGAGCAGTTATACAAGCCTTTCGAGGTGTAGGTAAGTCTTGGATATGTAGTGCCTTTGTATGTTGGAACTTGTTGAAAAACCCCGACTTAAAATTTCTCGTGGTATCAGCAAGTAAAACAAGAGCAGATGATTTCAGTACATTTACAAAAAGACTAATAACTGAAATGGACATACTAAAGCACTTAACACCAAGATCAGACCAAAGGGGAAGTAATGTATCCTTTGATGTTGCCCCTGCAAAAGCGGCACACTCTCCATCTGTTAAGTCCGTAGGAATCACAGGACAACTAACAGGTAGTAGAGCAGATTATATTATTTCTGATGACTGCGAAAGTTTAAACAATAGTTTAACTCAAAGTATGAGAGATAAACTTACAGATAACGTTAAAGAGTTTGAAGCTGTGTTATCTCCTAGTGGTAAGATTATATTTTTAGGTACACCACAATCGGATATGTCAGTTTATAATGACTTACCGACTAGAGGATATGAAACTAGAATATGGACAGCTAGAAATCCTGAAGCAACAAAAGCATACAGATATGAAAACAAACTAGCACCTTTTATTAAAGAAGGTAAGTTTGGAGAGCTAGAACCTATTGATCCCGAAAGGTTTGATGATTTAGAGCTCAAAGAAAGAGAAGCAAGTTATGGACGAAGTGGCTTTGCCCTTCAGTTTATGCTTGATACTACTTTATCAGATAAAGAAAGATACCCACTTAAATTAAGTGATTTAGTAGTAATGGACATCAATAATGATGTAGCTCCCGTCAAGTTAGCTTGGGCGGGTAGTCCCGAATACATTTGTGAAGATTTACCAAGCGTAGGTTTTACAGGAGATAAGTATTATAAACCTATGTTTAAATCCGAAGACTTTGGAGATTACAAAGGTTCTGTAATGTCTATTGATCCTGCGGGTCGTGGTCAAGATGAATTGGCGATTGCCATAGTCAAACAGCTAGGTGGTAATCTATTTGTGCAGAACTGCACGGGGTTAAGTGGTGGGTATACAGAAAGCAATCTAACGAAGATTGCAACACTAGCTAGAGACACTAAAGTTAATATGATTATTGTTGAGAGTAACTTTGGTGATGGTATGTTTACACAACTATTAAAACCTGTAGTCCAAAGGTATTATCCTGTAACTATAGAAGAAGTTAATCATACCAAACAAAAGGAACTTCGTATCATTGATACGTTAGAACCTGTAATGAACCAACATAGGTTGGTTGTTAGTCCGCAGTTAATACGTCAAGATTTTGACACAACTGACCCTAACTACCAATTATTCTATCAGTTAACTAGGATAACAAAAGATAGAGGATCATTAAGAAATGATGACCGACTTGATGCTCTTGCAATCGCTGTTGCCTATTGGGTAGAACAAATGGCTATAGACAGCGAGAACCAACTTCAAGATCATAGAGAACAATTATTGAAGCAAGACTTGGAGAAGTTTCTAGAAGGAACTTTTGGACATAGCCAAACAAAAGACCGATGGTTTTAAAGACAAGCACGGGCTAATACAACTACTACGATTACTCTGATTAGTATTAACTATAGTATTATATCTATAGTATTAGTTGTAGTATTATATCTATTAGATAATATCAGAGTGTTATCTCATTAGGTACACGCTGGAGAACTACATATTGTAGCGTTAGTAGTCCTGACTACCGATTTTATCAAGGATTAAGCTAAAAGCTAGTATTGGCGTAGGTAGTTAACGACCGAAACAACTCGGGTGTTGCACAATTACAACATCTTGTCAACTCATTTTGTTTTGTTGAAAAAATCTGAAAGGGTATCTCGTTCGCATTCACTATCGAAAAACCCCCGTACACGTGTAGATTGTATTTTAAAAAGACAAAATAAAAAACGTACAAACCACAACAAACAATAATAAGGATATACAATCCGTTTTATCTTAAATTATAACGGCTTGTTTTTTTTGTGGGTGGTTTCTTTAAGTGACG